CAGGGTATACAATGTTTCGTTGAGTATTCTCGTGAGCATGTAAGTCTCCTGCAAAAACCGTCTTGAACTTATCAAATCTTTCTAGTTCTACTTCGGGCATAACATGTGGCGGTATTTCTCCACGCACATGGGTAAATAGATAATCTGCATCTATATTTTCTATACTATTTTTTCTGTGTAAATCTGCGTAAGGCAGTATACACCAGTCGTCTTTATAGTATGTTTCTGTAACCACACTTACTAGTGGGTTAAGTTGATTGGTTACTCTCTTTAAGTTATCAAAGAAAGTCTGATTCTTTCTAGTGGCTTCATGGTTGCCATCATAGATAATTGTCTCTACTGTTTGTCTTTTTACAAAGTCAAAGTACAGAGTAATCTCATCCATTGAAGGGACTCGATCAAACAAGTCCCCGCCAATGATATGAAGAGTTACGTCATGATTATCTACAGCTTCCTGTACTTGTTGAAAGAATAACTCATAGCGAGAGCAAGCCCACGCTACAGGTACATTCTTCTGTCCAAGTTTAATATGCCAGTCTGCTGTATATAAAATCATGAAACGTCAAACTCGCTAGATATATCTTCTGATACTTCCCCGCCTTCTTGATTAGTGACTCTTCTAAGTAATTCTAACTGCGCATCTGCAGTAGGTCTTACAAGAATTTCATCCATAGACTTAAGTCCTGAAGTCAATTCTTTTTCCCAGTCTTCCAATTCTCTCGGCTTACATTTTAAAACTGCTAGTTGATATTCTACGTTGAACACCTGTGGACCAGTTTTCTTTCTTTTGAAATGAATGTCATAACCAGTAACTGGATCGGTTGGGTCTCCCAACTCTTCCATAGCTACTATAACTTGGTCGAATAACTTTCTTTTTAAATTAAGAACTTTTATAGATTTATCGGCGTAGTCGATGCACTGAACGGCATAACTCCATCCACATTTTAAATCAGGGTAAAAGTCTCGAACATGGTCATGTTCTACATTGTTAAAGGTTTCCGCATTTCTATCAAAAGATAGACACTCCATAGGAATGTTTTTACCGTTTTCCCCTTTAATCCAATACACATATCTAGGTAATAGGTCACCCACCAGTCTTACATGATGGTCTTCTTTACCTGCGTAGTTATATGTTTCTATTTTATTTTTTTGGGCAGAGCCCTTTGTTGTATTAAAGCCTATAGCCATAATTATTTCTCCATTGTCTCCTCAAACATAAAGGTAATCCGACCTTCCTTTATATCGAGCAGTCTGTTATTTTTTATAATTTCGTCTGATATCGGTGATAGCAGACATTCTAGTGTGGTGTCTTTAGTATTTACATAGTTGTGATAATTGCGAAAAGATGCGACACCTGCATACTCTGCAACTTCTCTATCACTAAATGTACGTCCAACTTCGAGTAAATCTTTCGGATTTAGAAGATATGACTCTCCGCCGAAGCGATGCTGATAAAACTCAAATGTTTTATCATAGTAATTTTTTGGTTGAATCTTATAAGTAATTATACGAAGTATTTGTATTATCTTACCAATATCTCCTTTGCTTACTTTTATTATCTTATTCCAATTAAATAGTAACATATTATAACAAAAATTCCGACTTGTGTCAAGAACTATTTTCCTCTGGTCTATTATTACCTGATGTTTTAGTTCTTCTTAGCTCTTCTGCTGTTGTATGGTCTATACTAGCATGAACTCCTGCATTTGCCATTTCTATTAAATTTCCTTTATAGATATAACTTCCTGTATGAGTTAAGTTTATAAATGGAAGAGTATAAATATTAATACCTAACGTTCTAGCATTAGCACAAAACATATAATCTTCACTTAGATATCTATTTTCCTCATTAATTACACAATCGAAGAAAGCAGTTATTTGCTCAGAGCTTATACCTTCTCTTATATGGTCAGGAGTGTACTTTCTGTCTGGCATTACTGCTTCCATTTCTTCAAACACACTTCTATGAATCATCATAAAACCTGTACCTGCTTCTTTAATTTGTACTGGTTCGTACACTGGAACTTCATCATTCTCATATATGCCAGGAAGAGGGTTAAATACCATATCTCCTGCTACCTGCTCTAAACCCGCTGGGTTGTTATCATATGCTCCTGACTTAGCGGCATGCAATACTTTCTCCCATGCTATAGCTTTTTTAGGGTACATTGCTGTAAGTATTCTATATTTCTCAGGCTGTTCTACCATTAAATGAAACATATATAATAAATCCTGGTCTTCCCATGATATATCACTATCAATAAATAATAAGTACTCAGAGTCTGACTTTAAAAAGTTTGCTACTGCATAGTTTCTAGCCCTTGTTATGAGACTTTCATTAAATAAATAATATAATTGTAACTGTAATCCGTGTTTTGCAGCAGTACCAATAGTCTGTGCTAAACTTCTTGTATACATGCCATGACACATTCCGCCATACATAGGAGTTGCCAAAAATATCTTTGACCTTCTCATTTTTTCTATGTTTAATTGTATTTCCTTCATAGTATTTTTACCTCGTAATCTTGTTTTAAATAGTAACCCATTCTAGCGTTTGCTTGACGAGTTGCTGTTTTGCCTTTTAAATGTATATCCACAATAATAGGCTGTGGTTTGCCTTCTACTTTTCGTATAACTCTACCTACTAACTGTGTGAGTAGAGGTTCATTGTTTACTGGTGTACCTAGTACTAAACAACTTAATTCATTTAGTGATATGCCTTCAGAGAAAATAGACTGTGTACCGAATAATATATTCTTTCCTTCTTGTTTTATTAATTGCATTGTATCTTCTCTTTCTTTGAAATCCATATCTCCTGTAATTGATACTGCATTATCCCCTACTAATCTAGCACATGCTTTTAGAAACATTACTCTATCAGAAACAACCAATACGTTATGTCCTAGAGCTGCATACTTAGAGGCTATCATTGCAACACTATGCACATACTCTTCTTTGTATGCTAAGTCATTGATTCTTTCTGCCCATGGTGTAAATGAACCATCTAGAAATCTAATATCTGATTTGACTATATGTATACAGGGAATAAGATAATTTTCTTTAGGCGGTTTAAAAACATTATGTCCAAAGTAGTCTCTAAAAACTACATGCCTTCCATCTTTTCTCTCTAATGTTCCTGTCAACCCTACCTTATATCTAGAAGGCATTTCATCTATAATTCTAGTAAAAGTAGGACTACTAACATGATGCATTTCATCTAAAATCAGTGTTCCGAATTCTTGTTTTATGTCGTCCATTTTTCGGTATAAACTCTGAATATTCCCAATAACTATAGGAGCGTCAATATTAAAGTCTCCACTACCTATTCTGCCTGGTTTAATTCCAAAGCATTTTTCTACTTCTTTTTCCCACTGATTACGTAAGTTAGTAGTATGAGTAACAACTAATGTTTTCTGACCAAGCTTCGCTGCGATAGCTAAACCTGTAAATGTCTTTCCCCAACTTACCCAAGCGTTAACTATTGCGTTGTCTTCAATCTCATCATAAACCCTCTTTTGGCTTGGTCGTAAATCAAACTTAAATTTTGCATGTTCTATAGGCGAGGTAACTCTCTTGTCGATTATTTCGTAATCATCTGGTATTAAATCTATTCTTCCCATAGGTATAGAAATCAAACCTTCTTTTATAAAACGAATTGTTTTAAAAACTAAAGGAGGGTCAGAAGGTATACGTGGAGCAATAGTATAAGTCAACTCTTTTTCGATAGAATTATGTAACTCTTTAGTTACACTCATATATATTCTGTTACTTAGAACTGCTTTCATTTATCTTGTTCCTCAAACTCGTACTAGAAAAAGAATGAGCTCTACTAGTGTAAAAAATCTCATGTAATCCTTTTCCTGTAAAATGTTTGTCTGTCCAATCTTCTCCAACAAATCGAAGGTGTATTGGTGTTGCTTCTAGTAAATCTAAAAGACTTTGTTCTGTATCATAGGGTATAATCTCGTCAATATACTTTACTGCTCTTAGCTGTATATATCTTTCAAACACTGATTGTACAGGTTGATTCTTCTCTTGTCTATCAATACTAGGGTCTGTTTGTAGCCCTACTATTAAATGAGTACAGTTATCCTTTGCTTCTTTGAGCATTACTATGTGTCCTGCATGTAGCAAGTCAAATGCTCCACAAGTAAACCCTATTGTTTTGTCCATTTTCGCCATATTTTTTGATTGTGTATTTGATTCATCTTAGAGTTGTTATCCCAAGGACTAGACCATCCACATTTTTTCTTTCTATCTTGTATATGTTTAGGTATATAATCTTTCATTATTACTCTTAGTAAGTACTTATAAGTGCCTGTAGCGTAGTCTTTATGTAGTTTCATTTTAGTTTTTCCCTCAAATTCATACACATATCTAGCAAATTCTTGAGTTAAAAATACAGGTCTACTTTCCATACCAAATAACCCGCAAGTCTGGTCAGCGGCTAAAACATTATTTTCACTTGTTATCATTAAGTCCATAAATAAAGTAGAATTGAATCCGTCTTTATCTCCTTTAAATATTTCTTTACGAACCCAAGACTGATTCTCACAAAAGCCTTTTATCCATTTAGCATTGTACCCTTTTGTAAATCTTTTGGAGTGATGTTGATACCCACTAAAAAACTCGTCTGCACTATCCCCTGTCAGTACAACTTTACACCCATCTTCAGATGCTGCTTTTGCAAGTGCATACCTAGGAGCTCTTCTATTATTATCATTCCATAGATAATTATTTTTCTCCATCCATGCTCTGCCGTACTCATCTCTTTGTTTTCTAGTTAGAGTTACTACTTTGTAAGGAACATTCCACTCTTTACAAGTCTTTATTGCAAGAGCGGCTTCATTGGCAAATATGTCTTGTCTATACTCTACTCCTTCTTCCTCTGAATATGCACAAATGTATGCAGTTAAGTCTAACCCCATATCTTTAACTACACCCAAAGCACAGGTACTGTCTAGTCCTCCACTTAAAAATATAGCTGTTTTTTGTTTATTTTTTGCTACTTTTTGTATTCCCTTTACAAGTTCATGTTTAAACTGTTCCTCTACAAAGGGATTATTTTTTACTCTATATCCTGACCATAAATTATCACCTCTTTTTAATACACATTTCTTTGTGTCATAATGATAAAGCTGCCCTGGTTCTACTTTTCTTATACCCTTGAAAGGTGAGTCTGAACCTGACCAAATAGGATTAGATAAAAACTTTTTATTAAGTTCTTTAGGTTTCGCACCAACAAAACTAGCAAGACTTGTACTTACTGATATTCCTCCATTGTCGCTTTTTATCCATAAAGGTTTTGCCCCAAAATGGTCTCTAACAATGTCACATATGCCTGTCTTGTAGTCCATAAAACAAAAAGAACCATGCCAATTTCCGAACTCTATAAACTTGAAACCATACTTCTCGTAGCCTTCAGCTAGGAATTTAGTATCGTTGGGTATATTAGAGTCATACATTTCTCCATTGAATACCATTATGTTGCCCTTCTTAGTTATATAAGGTTGTACCTCATTTTCTCCTGATATGTCTAATAGTACATGCGCAAAAGTTAAATCGTGCATATACCTTATAGTTTCACCACGAGCATCGGGACCTCTAAATCTCTGTGCGTCAATGTATTTATCAGCTAAATTGTTTTCAGTTGTTACAACAAAACCGCACATTAATACTTTCTCCAGTCTATAATTGTATCTTCTCTTATGTCTGCCCATTTGCAAAATTCAACATCAAACATAAGTATTCTACCACCTAGTTTGTCTCCGTCATTTAACGCACGTGCATCCATACCTCTAGTATTTTCAGGTACTAAAGTCATCTCTCTTTCTTTTGTTTCTCCTGTTCTTAGGTCTTCATACTGTACTAGTACTATTCCTTCTTCCAGTGCTTTTACCATTTTGTCTAAATCTTGCGCCATGTATCTTTTTTCCTTTCTTCAGCAAACTCCCATATAGCATAAGGTAATCCTTTTTTGTATAGAATACCTGCCCATGTTTGTTCAACTCTTGGTGGTCTAGCAATAGCAAAAGGAAAAGGAACATCCTTAATCCATACTACTGTTGCCACGTCTTTTTTAATAATTTTTTTAATCTTGTGATACTTTAAAGGTGCTGTATCAAGCTTTTCATTATAGAAGTAACATCCGTTAGAATCTACAAAATGTTTTCCTCTGTGTTTTAACATTGCTACTTCATCATCACATTGGTACTTAAGAGGATATATACTCTTCATTGGAGTCTGTAATCTTCTTATACCTAGTGTTTCTCCTAGCATATTTCTATCATCAATAACTTGGTCGTTAAGCCACAATAGATTATCCTGTTCTTCAGGTTCTTCATGTATTACATAAACTGGATATTTAATCATTTTCAGTTCTTCTCTGCATCCATGTTTTTTCCCAAAACTTTGTTACTTGGTCATAGGAATTTTTTCCGTAAGCACAAAAAAATACCTGTTCAGGTTGTACAGTTCTAATTGATTTACCTAATTCTAGGTTTATTATATTGCCTTTATTCTCTCGTAAATCCCACTCTATGCAAGTCTTTGCACCTACTGGATAATAACGAGCGCCTGAGTATTCCCATCTCCATTCTATTCGTGAAGCTACTAATTCTCCTAGTCCCATTTGATGAGTAGTGCCTAGTGTTAATGTTTTTTCACCCCTTTTCTCTGCTATGATTTGTTGTACGTCTATTCCCAAAAATCCTCTTATACTAGAGTCTATATAGTCTACATAACTATAACCAACATTGACATTTGTATAGGGTGTTCTCTCATAAAAGTTACAAGATTTTTCTAGTATATAATCACAGTCTGGTTCAAAATTAATTTGCATACAATTTCTCAAACTTTCCTAATGAATAGTCATCTGCAACATCAAAGTCACATCCAACTGGAGCGCCTGGGATTGATAATCCTCTATCTTTTTGTATAAACTCTTGAAGTTTTTCTGAGTAATGTTCTATCTCATCTTCAGGTACTTCTGCTAGTACGGAATCGTGAACAAGTGCAAATATCTTCGCTTTCATACCTGTCTTTTCTATATATCTTTGCATATCTATACCGCCCATAAGGTTAATATCAGATGCAACTGATTGTACTAAGAAGTTAATTCCACTACGTACTTCATGTGAGGCGATTCCCTTATCTTGTGAAAACACATCAGGTAATCTTCTCTTTCTGCCAAACCTACTATATACAAATCCATTCGCTTGAATAAATTGTTTTTGATTGTCTAACCATTCACGAAGTTTAGGGAAAGCCTCAAAATAGTCTTTGATAGTATTCGCTGCGTCTTGCATACTGAAATACTCTCCACTATCTTTTGTTACTTGTTCACTAATCTTTTTCGGTCCTGCTCCGTACATGATACCAAAGGTAACAGCTTTTGCTTGTTGTCTTTGCGCACCAAAGTTTGTTGCTATGTCGTCAACGTCCCCTGGCAGTCTGAATACTTGTTTCGCAATCGTACTATGAAAATTACCGCCAGACTTAAATACATTCATAAGTCCGACATCATTTGCAAGTACAGCCGCACAGTATACTTCTGCTGTTGTTAAATCCATTGCAACTATTTTATGTCCAGCCTTTGCTTTGATACAACCTTTTACTGTCGGGTTGTCTCTTGGAAGCTGTTGCATATTCAGTTTACCACTACTACTCAATCTACCACTGGTTGTACCGTGAAGGTTGAATCCTGTGCGAAGTCTACCATCTCTATCAAGGTTTGGTATAATTTTATCAAGATATGTAGTTTTGATTTTAACTTTCTGTCTGACTTCTAGTATATGTTTAGGTACGTCATGTTCTTCTGATAAGTTGCCAAGTACTTCGGCATCAGTTGACAGCGCACCCGTTGCGGTTCTTTTAGTAGATTTAAGTCCAAGATAATCAAACAACAAAGATCTTAGTTGTAATGTTGAGTTAGGATTAAATTCTCCTTTATCTTTTATAAACTGTTTAATCTCGGGGAACTCATATAAAGCTTTTACTGCTCTATCTATGTCTTCACCCATTCTTTTAGAACCAAACTCTAAACGCACAGCATCAAAAGGAACTCCGTTGCTTTCTATACACTTCAAGAATCTACAACCTTCTACTAGAATATGTTTATATACTCCGTACAGTTTGTCATTAGTCTTTAGTGCTTTTTCAAACTTTTCAAATAACATAAAAGTAACTATCGCATCCATTGCAGCATAGTTACGCATAACTTCAAATGGAACCATACTATAATCAAATGAATCTTTGAGTATACCTGTTCTTTTCTTGAAGTCTGCTATCCAATTAGAAAGTTCTGCTTCGTAGTCTCCATATGGAGTGTGTTTAATTGCTAGTGTTTTAAGACCATGTGTTCCAGGTCTTTCATCAAACATATAATGCATGAGCATAGTATCTTCAAAATGTGGAAACTCAAAGTTGAAATGATACTCAAACCATTGTAAATCAAACTTAGCGTTATGAAATACAACTCGTTTTTTAGTAAATATTTCTTGCATGAGTCGTTCGGATTCTTCATCCATACAATCACAATCTGCATAAATACCATGCTCGTTCTCATAGGACATAGAGAAACCAAGCATGTAGCCATCACGGCAGTACAATGCTGATGTCTCAGAGTCAAGGGCTATGAAATCCCCTTGGTGGTCTAACGCTTTCTGCAGCCACGCATTTAATTCTTCTGTGTCTTGTATACCGTAACATTTGTCTTTCGGTATCGTAAGTTGTTTGAGTTCTCCGCTAACATATCCCGTTATGCTCTCGACGGCTTCCTCGAACGACTTCTTTGCTTCTGGTCTGAACTTTATCATTGCGGGATTGATTATTGCCAAAAACTTAGAATCAACAACTTTTCCATTGTACTCAGTTATTGATGTCTTTTTTGTAAACATTTTGAAAGGCTCAGAACCCACAACTATGAGCCAATCATACGCATCAATATCGATTTCGATATCAACATCTCTTTTCAAAATTTTCTTTTTACTAGAATCTGAACACAGGGCAAACCTGTCGAGTTCAAACTCAAAGTACTTGTTCCAGTTAGTACTGGACATTGTTGTTTCTATAATTGCTACTTTAGCCATGAGTTTTCACCACCTTTTTTGCTAATTCTACCATTTCTTCCATAGTCATGTTAGTTTTTGATTGATTGCACGTTTTATGTACGGGTACTAGATTATCAGGAGTACTTTCGCCTCCTCTACTATGTGGCACTATATGGTCTAATTGCATATCACTCCCTTTTGGATTAATAACTAATTCTTCTCCACATATTTTACAAGGCATACGCCATTCCAATTCTTCATCTACTATTGTTAAATTTTCATTCTTTTTCCAATATTCTATATATTTTTTTGATTCCATTCCATTTCTTCCTTTTAAGTCTTTAAATCTTTCTCTTAACATTTGATATACAGATGTGTGTCTATTTTCTTTTCGCTCTGTATAAACCTTATCTTCTTTTTCAAAATACTTATGTATTCTTTGGTTAAACATAC